CAAAAAATGGTAAAGAAATTTATAAAATTCTTAGTGAAAACTAGAATGTTATATGCTGATCTTAGAGGTCATCATGGTAAAAGATGGAACTATGAACCTAGTGATTGGTATATGGGAAGAAAAAACAAACACAAATAGGAGATAACTATGCCAATGGTAAATGGAAAAAAATATCCTTACACTAAAAAAGGTAAGGCTGCAGCTAAGAAAGCTAAGATGAAGAAAAAGAAAAAAGGTAAGAAATACTAATGCCACTTACAGAAAAAGGTAAAAAGATGTTAGCTGCTATGAAAAAGCAGTATGGCAAAAAAGCTAAACCAATATTCTATGCTACTATTAAAAAGAAAAAACTAAAAGGTATGGAAAAAAAAAAAAAGAAATAATGAAAAAAGTTAAAAAAGGTTATCATAGAACTAAAGATGGTCGTACAGTTAAAAAAGGATTGTATTACTATATGAATAAAAGAAAAAAAGCAGGTACTAGCAGAAAAGGTAAAGGAACTGTATCAAGTAAGGCTTTAAAAAGATCAGCTAAAACTGCTAAAAAATAATTGTTATTAGGTGTAGTTGCTTGTCAACTGGGTATGATGGAGGGATAAATACTATAGGTATGTCTAAAAAAAAATCTTGGGTTAGATCAAAAAAAATTGTTGTTGATATAGGTAAGTGTAAGTATTGCAATCAAGAAATGACCAATGAAGATTCTTTTGTGCCCATTGGTAAAGTTATTTATGGTAAATATAAATATCAAAACGCACATTATGATTGTGTTAAAGAAAATGATATTAAATCTGTCTAACTATTTGTTTAATTAATTTATACCATTCATCAAAATATTTTTTATCTTTGGTTTTATTATATAAATTAGCTAATTTATCTAATTCATCTTGCCTATTGGACAGGCCTTCTAAACGATCATATTTTGGCTTGTATTTTTTTGGTATTTTAGATATTGTTAAGGTCATACCTTTCTTTTATTTAAGGCTAGGGTAGTCTTATTCTTAGACCCCCTAGCCACCCCATTGTTGTTGTTATGTTAATTTAGATACTATCTTTATAGTATCATTCGATTGATCAGTTAATTGATCAAAAGAATTAGGATTAGGATATAACTTCTCATTTCTAATTTGATTATTGATATTGATTTCTGGAAGTTTATCCAAATATTTTAAGTCACTTTCATAAGTTCTAACATTAAATCCTTCAAAGAAATATGTAACAGGTACTTTAAAAAATTCACTAAGCTGTAGGATATGAAAACCACTTAATCCATTAACACCTTTTTCATATTTTTGAACTTGTTGAAATGTAACATTAAGAACTTTTGCTACTCTCTCTTGGGTCTTCTTTCTTTCAACTCTTTTATTTCTTAATTTGATACCAGTATGAATATCAAACTTTATTTTTTCTTGGGTTTTTGGTTTTGATGACATAGATAGCCTTCCTTTCTGTTAACTTTTCTGTCATTTAAATTTAAAAATTAATTACAAATTTTCGTAAATAATTTTTGCGTCTTTATTCTGAGCTTGAACAATTCTTCTTACTAATTGTTTATACTCAAGATAATCCTGATATGTATGAACACACATTCTGCCATTAATAGATGCCATGATCTTATTGTGGCATTGTTGAAGCTTCCCATACAATCTAGGAATTTCATTTGTTAGACTCATCGTCCTCCTTCTTTTTAATTATAGAATGAATCAGATTTTTATGAGTAATTTCTTTAACTACTGCATTTTCTGAAGCATCCCTTTGATCTGCTGCCTTCTCAACAGAATCAAATTCCTCCTCAAGAGTCGCTGCAAATTCATAATAATAAATTTTTTTACAACTCATAGTAATTATTGACTTTCAATTTACTATTTTTTGGAAAGATAATCAAGCTATACTTTCTCATAAAAACATTATTTGATTTTACTAAACCCAACCTCTCAGCATCTTTTAAAAGAATACCTACTCTTTGTTTAGTAACTTTTAATTGTTCACCAATCTCAGTTAGCTTTGGATAACATTCATTTTTTTCAAAATAATCGGCCATAAAATCAATCATTTTTTTGATTTGTGGACTGAATAATACTTTTGATTTAGTCACTATTCTTCTCACTTTCTGATGAATTAATCATCATTTGTCTAAGCAAATTATTATACCCTGCAATATCTTTATGAGTATCTTCTTTAAATACAAATTGTTTAGTACCATCATCTATAGTTCTGGTTAATTTAAGAACAATCATTAGCTGTGGTACAATAGTAATGGGCACTTCAATTTTCTTTTTATTAATAACTTCTAACACACTTTGAATAAAATTAGCGATGATGTAAGCATTGTTATCAAAGTTCCCATATTCTTTTTGTTTGCCTTCCAACATTTGCTTAACCATTTTCTCTCCAATATCTATCCATTTTACATTGTCATCATTCATCACTTTCTCCTTTTAGTTTTTTTATCATTAAATCTTTTAACTGAATTTCTTCAGTCGCATAATCCAATTGTTTTTTTAAATCGTAATTTTCTTTTTTTAATCTTTCTATAATTAAATCAAGATCACAACTTCCCCTATCTTCTTTTTTTTTATCTCTAATAATCACAAGAATAACCCATGACTAATTTATTATCATAAAAATATCCAACATCTTCTTTATACTTGGCAATAATATCTAAAGCTTTTAAACAATCTATATTTTGCATGATGGGAACTTTTTGTATTTCATAAGTTTTAGCATCAATGACTAATATCAAATATAAATAAAAGACAATCTTCATAATTAAATGGGGTAGTGCAGTTAACTAACCATTGAGGGAGCAATAATAAAAAAGAGCACCACCCCACCTATTACAGATTAAGCCTGTTTAGGCTTTCTCTCTTGTAATTTATGAATTACTTTGCCATCATCTTTGGTGTTAATCCATTCAGTAAGATTGATCATTTCACCTTTTCTCATATCTTTACTCAATTTGAATGAACCCCAAAATTTTTCTGGGTTTTCATTATCTCTATTTAGATAACCTTCGCCTTCTTTTAATTCAAAAGCCATTTTTAACTCCTTTGTTGTTTGGTTATTTGATTTCTTAATGCGTTGAACTTTTTAAATTCATCAGTCTTAGTGAACGCATCCCAACCTATAGACTGATTTATTCTTGATTTAAGATTTTCTATATCTTTTCTTAAACCTGAAGAATTTTTTTTATCACTATTGTTTTCAATTTTATCTAGTGCTGTAGCAATATAAACTTTATCAATTTTATCTTGTTGTTGATTTATTGGTTTAGTAATTGGTTTAGCAATAGGTTTATTGATTGGCATATTTTCAAAATTATTATCTACCTCATCTTCTGAATATACAAAGCCATGAATACCAATTAATTTTAATACAGCTCTATCAATTGCTCTTTTTTCGGCCATCGCATAAGGATAAGCATTAGTATTGTTTTTTGGTGTGGCCTCTCCATAAGTAATCACTCTATTATCTTTTAGTGAAGCAGTGCACTTAATAGCAACTACACCTTCTTTAGAATTTTTTTCTACTTCTTCTAAACTTTCAATGATCACACCTTTTATTTGTCCAGCAATTTCTATGTAGCGATGTTTCATACAAGTCGCATTATGTTTTTGCCACAAGCAATCATCAGGATTAAATTTTAATTCATTTAAAATATCTTTTACAATTGGATCAATCTTCATTTTTTACCTTTTCTTTTTTTGTTATTTTTTTTTGTTTAGAATTAACTTGTTCTAATTCTAATTTAAGTTTTAATATTTCTTCATCCCTATTTCTTAAATTACTTCTTAATGTTTTTATTTCTTCGTTATACATTCTATTTCTTGTTTGAAGTTTAGCTAACTCCATCATTATTTTGTCAGTCATTTTTTTTCTTTCTGCTTTGAGTTATGTAGTTATAAATAAAATATAAATCACCATCGTTAACAACTTTATGAAAGTTTGTTTTTAAATAATTCATAACTTTATTTAAAATATATGTATCGTTTCTAACTTGTTTTTTTTTTATATTTTCAATCATACTTTTCCTTATAGTTTTTCATAAAAGTCTTCTAGTTTTTGCATATCTTCCTCATTATAATTTTCTAACATGAAGTTATTTTTATAGCCTCTAATCTCAGACCAATCGACACCAATCATACAAGCTAATTTTTTTATATCCCCACCTGACATTCTTAACATCTCTTGCCTTTGAATATTAATTTGAATAAATTTTCTAAAATAATATTTGAGGCCTTGCTCAGATAATTCCCAACAATTATCAGGTGAAAATATAGTGTAATCACTTTCAGAAACATAAACTAAATATGGTTTATATTTATTGTCAAAGTGTTTTGAATAAACTGCTGTTTGAATACAGTGAGTAAATTGTGGATTGTTAATTTTTTGTGCTTTAGAATATACCCAATCGCCAATTCTATTATCTGTCTTTTTAGTTTTTGATGTTTCAGGACTATTTCTAGCATTACCAAACCTATTTTTGTGCTCAGTAATTATTTTTAAATTATGATTATAACAATCAATATAACCTTCATTGGCTATATTTAATTTTTGACCCATGTACTGATCATCATACCAATCAGAGAAAGGTTTTTCTTTTCCCCATCCTTCCATCCTATTGCCTGACAATTCCTTGATAGCTTCTAAATGATTATCAATATACTTATTAATAAATTTTAAAATAAAATTTGCTTTGGCTTGTTTCTTTTCATCTAATTCAAGATGATCAATTAAATTTTTAAAATGACTTTCAGCATCTTCTTTTTTAGCTGTGCCCAATAAAATATTTTGAAACCAATCATGGATAAAAGAACCTGCTTTAAAACTAATTGAATCTTTTTCTGGTTTAAAATTTAAATATGGAACTAATTGATATTTGAAATACCACATCCAATTACTAAGTGCTGTTTGTGATGGACTAGTTGTGGCTTTTTGCAAATCTCCACTTGTCCAAGCTGTATCTGTGAACCTTTCAATCATTTAAAATGTATTTACAAGTTATTTACAATTATGTCAATAGTTCTTGCAAAATAATTTTTTTAATATATTAAAATATAAATGGAAGAAAGTATTAAACTTACTTGGCCTGAAATTTTATCTGGTGCTTCTACTGGTGTGATAAGAGAGATAGAAACTTTAAGACAAAATATTCAATGGGGTCATGGTGCTAATTTTGATGTCTATCAGAAATGGGGTAAGACTATTTCAGGTTGTATCTGTGAAATGGCATTAGCAAAAAAGATGGATAGCTATTTTAATCATTCGGTTAATAACTTTTGGGGTAAAGATATTATTATAGATGGCAAACCAGTTCAAGTTCGATCCCAATTAATGAGCAAAAGAGAAAACTATTTAATTATAAGAAAACCATTTAAACCTGAAGACTATTATTTTTTAGTCGGTGATGATACCCCAACATTTTATTTTTTAGGCTACATACAGGCAAAAGATTGTCAAAAATATGGCAATTGGACTAACTTCAATAATAATAATAGGCCTTATGTTTGGTCTATCCCATCTAATAAATTAAAACCCATATCTGAATTTAAAAATGAAACATAAACCTACTTTAGAACCATTCTTAAAAGTACCTCATTCATTAATTGATAATGAAGTTCTAACCTCTATTGAAAAATGCCTGTTAATGCTTCTAATAAGGCTTAAAACAGCTAAAAGAGGGTGTGTGCCTTCCTATGCTTATCTAAAAAAGAAACTTAAAATTAAGGACGATA